AAGCCACAGGCCAAGACCAAACCACCCCACCACGCAAAATCAGCTTCGCCGAACAGTATCGACAAAGACGCGCAGCCCGCTAAAATGACGGCATGAACCTAACGCCCGAAGAAATCGCCGACCTGGCCAGACAACCAAAAACCGTCACCGTAGACGGCACGACCAAGACGGAGAGAGACGCCGCCGACCTCCGACAACTCGACGAGTACGCCCGCGCCGCCCAAATAGCCGACGACCCCACCCAAGCCCTACGCTGGCGCAAACTGTCCCCACCGGCCGCCACGGACTAGCCCGCATGATCGGATGGATCCGACGCATACTCACCCGACGCCCACCTAGGCCCGTACTGGCCCGCCTAGACATCGCCGACGACACCTCCCGCCACTGGCAACGCGCCGACCAACTCAGCGCCAACGCCCTCCTAACCCCATCGGTTCGCCAAAAAATCAGAGCCCGCGCCCGCTACGAATACCACAACAACCCCTACGCATACGCCCTAGTTGAAACCTACACCCAATACCTCCTCGGCCGACAACTCGTCCTACAAATCGACGCCCAAGACCAACCCAACGCCGCCCAACAAATCGAACAAGCCTGGTCCGACTGGTACAACGAAACACGCCTACACGAAACCCTCTACACCATCGTCCGCGCCCGCGTAGTAGACGGCGAAGCCTTCGCCATCCTAGAGACCGACGAACGACTTTCCCCAACACTACGAATCCGACCCCTAGAAGCCGACCGATTCACCGACCCCACCCGCTGGAACGACCCCGCCGACGGAATCGACTACGACCAGCACGGACTACCCACCCGCTACCGCCTACTCCAACGCCACCCCGGCGACCTGCCCCCACTGCCCAACACCACCATCACCTTGCCCGCGGACCGCGTCATCCACTACTACCACCCCACCCGACCCGAACAACTACGCGGCCTATCCGAACTGGCCCCCGTACTATCCCTCTTCGCCACACTCAGACGATACACCGCCGCCGTACTACAGACGGCCGAAACCGCCGCCGAAATATCCGCCCTCCTCTACACCGACACCCCACCACCCAACGCACCAGACGCCGCCCCCTGGGAGACTATCCCCATCGAACGCGGAGCAATGCTAACACTACCCGCCGGATGGAAGATCGCCCAATTACAACCCACACAACCAACCCCACAACATAGCGACTTTATCCGTGAGACCCTCACCGCGATAAGCCGCGCCCTAAGCCTGCCAATCAACGTCCTAACCGGAGACAGCAGCCGCCACAATTACGCCTCCGGCCGCCTAGACTGGCAAGCCTTCCACCGACGCCTAGCATGCGACCGCGCGAGACTAGAACGCCACGTCCTAAACCCCATCTTCCGCGCCTGGTTAGACGAACTCCTACTTACCACACCATACGACAGACTCCAGCTACGCCGCGCCGACCCCCTATGGTACTATGACGGACACGAACACGTTGACCCAGCCAAAGAAGCCACGGCCCAAGCCATACGCTTACGAAACCTCACCACCACCCTAGCCCAAGAATATGCACGCACCGGCCAAGACTGGGAAACAGCGCTCGAGCAAATCGCCCGCGAACGCCGCAAAATGGAAGAACTCGGCCTAACCCTAGACCCAGTACCCACACCCGACACCACCAATGACGCATGACATCCACCTAACCGCCAACGCGGACATCCAAGCCGCCGACCAACGCACCCCAACGGTGCGCATCCTAGCCTACTCCGGCGGACCCATTGACCAACCCTGGAGCGACATCCCCATCTACATCGACCTGGCCACCATACGCATCCCCGACCAACGCCTACCGCTCAGACTCAACCACGACCCAGACCGCGGAATCGGACACACCGACACCATCACCACCGACGGCCGCACCCTAGTTGCCACCGGACTACTCAGCCGAGACAATGACGCCACCCGCGAAGTAATCGCCAGCGCCAGACGCGGCTTCCCCTGGAGAGCAAGCATCGGAGCAAAGACCCTAGCCCTAACCGAACTACCACCCAACCACAAAACAACCATTAACGGCCGAGAAATCACCGGCCCAGCCACCATAGCCCAAGCCGAACTACGCGAAATATCCCTAGTTGACCTACCGGCCGACATGGACACGGCCGCCACAATCGCAGCCCATAGGAGACCCACCACCATGCAACACGACGACACCCCCAACACCCAAGACCAACCCACCATCCAAGCCGCCGACCAACCCACCCATACCACCGCGCCCACAACGGCCGACACACAACCGGCCCAACAACTCATCCGCGCGGCCGCCGCCGAAGAAACCACCCGCATCGCCGAAATCCGACGAATCGCCGCAGAACACCCCGACATCGCCGCCCAAGCCATCCGCGACGGTTGGGACCCCGGCCGAACCGCCCTAGCCGTATTACGCGCAAGCCGACCACCCACCGTCATCCAAACCTACGACCAACCCGCTAGCACCGACCTCCTAGCATGCGCCATCCTCCGCTCCGCACACGCCGACGAAAAATGGCTCGAGCGCAAATACGGACCACAAACCGTACTCCTGGCCGAACGACGCTGGCCGAAACCCCTAGGACTAGGAGAACTGATCCTCGAAGCCGCCTGGGCAAACGGATATACCGGCCGTAGCACCCGCGACTGGCGCCAAATCTTCCGCTATGCATTCACCCCCGAAATCTGCGCCGGCGGCTTTTCCACCGTTGACCTACCCACCATCTTCCAAGCCACAGCGAACAAATTCCTCCTAGACGGATTCAACAGCGTTGAACAAACCTGGCGGAACGTCAGCGCCCAACGCGCCGTCAAAGATTTCAAGACCGTAACCAGCTATAGACTCATCGGCCGGGACCAATACGAACGAGTACCACCTGGCGGAACAATCAAACATGGAACCCTCGGAGAACGCAGCTACACCAACAAAGCCGACACGTACGGCCTAATGCTGGTAATCGACCGCCAAGACATTATCAACGACGACCTGGACGCCCTCAGCACACTGCCCCGCAAAATGGGAGCCGGCGCCGGCCGAACCCTCAACCGTATTTTCTGGGACACCTTCCTCGCCGACTCCGCCTTCTTTACCGCCGCCAACGCCAACCTGCTAACCGGCGCTGGTTCCGCCCTAGGACTCGCCGGCCTAACCTCCGCCGCCGTAGCCTTCGCCCAATTCAAGGACGACGACGGCCAGTATATCGGCCACGACGCACGCATCCTCCTCACACCCGTTGCACTACAAGCAACGGCCGCCCAACTTTTCAATTCGACGGAAATTCGAGACACCACAACCAACCGCCAATACCCCGTAAGCAACCCCCATGCCGGAAAGTACCGCCCCGAATCCAGCCGATACCTCGACGCGGCATCTAGCACCGCCTGGTACCTTATGGCCGACCCGAACGAACTCGCCGCCATCGAAGTAGCCTTCCTCAACGGCCAACAAAGCCCCACCATCGAGACCGTTGACCCCGACCCCGGGACACTAGGCATCGTATTGCGCGGTTATCACGACTTCGGCGTTGCCCTCCAAGAACCCAAAGCCGCCGTCAAATCCACCGGAGCCTAACCCTGACCCATAAGGAGACCACAACATGCCCAAATCCCGACGAATCAGCGACGGACAAACCATTGACTATGTACCCACCAGCGACCTAGCCGCCGGAGACGTCGTCCTAATCGGCGAACTCATTGCCATCGCATCCCGAACAGCCAAAGCCAACGTACCAGCCGCCCTCGACGTAACCGGCCTCTACGAAATCGACAAAGACAACAGCAACGTAACCGCTGGAGCAATCCTCTACTGGGACAACACCAACAAAAAAGCCACCACCAATGCCACCGGCAACAAACGCCTCGGACTAGCCGCTGCCGCCGCCGCCACCAGCGCCACCAAAGTACTCGTACTGCTCGGACGGTAACATGGACGACCTAGACGCCGTAGCCGACCGACTACTTGCCGTAGCCGGCCGACCAGTTACCTACCGCCGCGGCAATGACACATGGCAAATCCGCGCGGTCCGCGGCCGATCCGCCTACGTCCTCCAAGACGCACACGGCACTATACATCGATACTGGGCAACCGACTATATCATCCGCGCCCACGCCATCCCAATGCCCCCAGACGTAGGCGACCAAATCATCGACGGCCCAGACACCCATACCGTAGTAGCCACCCCAGACGACGGACCCTACAGACACACCGGCCCGCTCTGGCGCATACATACCCGGAGTAACCCGCCCGTATGACGCCGCTACTGGCCGACCTAGAGACCATCCTCGCCACCGCCACATACCCCATACCAACCACCATCAACGCCGCCCCGCGGCCCGTATGGGAACAACCAACCTTGCCCCCAGACACCGGCCACGTAATCCTCTACCCAATGGAACGCGGCGCACACCCCACCGGCCCCTATACCTACACCAACACCGACACAATCGGCATACTCATCCTAACCCCTGCCAACACCACCGCACACGACGACCTCCACGACGCCATAACACGCCGCCTACTATCCACCCAACCCGACTACGCCGAACTAACAGACATAGCCGAAGAACCAGCCCTTGACCTAGCCCACCTTAAAACACAAAACCTACAGCTGACCCACCTAACCCTAACCTACGCCACCTATAAGACTACATAGGAGCCTACCCAATGCCCCCACTGAAACCAAGCCTTGCCCGCGCATACATCAACACCGGAACCTACGCCGCACCAACCTGGACCGAATTAAAAACCATCCAAGACGCCACCACCGAAACCGAAATCGACGAACTAGACGCCACACCACGCAACGCCGCCTTCGCCGCCACCGTTGACGGCCCCGCCAAGTTAACCTTCAACCTAACCCTCCTCTGGGACCCAGCCGACCCCGGCCTAGCCGCATTACAAAACCACTATATCAACCGCACCCCCCTGGACTTCCTCGCCACCGACCAACCCGTTACCATTAGCGGCGCACAAGGACCCCGCGCATACGTCCACGTCTTCCACTACCGAAAACTCGAACAACGAAACAACGCCCAAGCCATCGAAGTAACGCTCAAACCAACTTACGCCGACCAACCCCCGACATGGTGGCAAACGCCATGAAACTACGCATCACCATCGGCCGCCTAGAGCGCCTATTGACCCAGTACAACATCGACCTAACCCAGCCAGACACCGAACGATGGACCATCTATGACCTAGCAACCATCATCGCCGCACTACACGAACCACCAATAGACCGCGACACGCTCGCCGACCAGCTAGACGCCGACACACTGGCCAAATACCTCGCAGAACTGGAGACAGCCATCACGGATTTTACCGACCGCCTTGGCCGGTCACGCAACGGCCAAGCGCACCCCAACAACCACCAACCGACCACCTCCTCGCCCTTGCCTACCGCGCCGCCGGTATCCTCCACTGGCCACCCCACACGCTTGCCCAATGCACAGCCTGGCAAATCACCGCCGCACTCGCCGCGTACCAGCACGACGACCAACCGACCACCCGCAAAATCCCACTGACACCCGACACAATCCACCATCTACGCAACCTATGCTCGCCAACCTCCGCCACCTATGGCTAGACCGCGCCCTCGACCGCGCCATCGACGCCCGCGCCCGCCGCGTACTAGCCCGCCTAGGAGCCTACATCCGCACCACCGCACGCACCAACCTAGGCCCCCCCAATAAAACCGCACCACCACGACCACCCGGAAAGCCCCCACGAACACGCCAACCCGACCCCGCCAACCTCCGCGCCATCGAATTCGCCCTACTGCCCGGCCGACACCTAGTAGTTGGCCCCATCCGATTC